TTTTAGGAATTCAAACATTAACAGATGGACAAGCAATTCAATTAAGTGTTTCCATAGGAGACATAGGGCACGATACTAATGGAAAATTTAGACAAGGAATGCGTATTTATTTAAGAGATGTCAATAATCCAGATGCTGATTATACATTATTGCTTGACATTGATTTTGAGCAGGGCTCTAGAATATCTTTATCTGACCCTTTTGATGCTCTAGTAGAAGAAGCTACTGATGCTGGTACAAATGTAAATGAAGGAGCAGAATTTAGTAATAGTGATACAACACTAACTGTTCAAGATGGTACTCAATTTGCGGTTAATAACGTAATTAAAATAGATAATGAAAAAATGCTAGTTACAGCTATCTCTACTCACAATTTAACAGTAACAAGAGGGTATGCTGGAACAACGGCAGCGGCTCACGATGATGTTTACAAAATACATTTAGTTACAAGCGATTCAAGACAAACTAATGCAACTAGCTCTAATGCTATTGCATATGAAATTGTTTCTCCAAATTTAGACACTTACAGTTTAATTAACGGATATGACCCAGAAGAAAAAGAAATTAGTTTTAACGGAGATGCTTCTTATTCATACAAAACAGGAGTAGTGGCAAACCAAAGAACATTTGTAGGAAATGTATTGTACAAAGATTCTGAAGGAAAAACAAAAGCTATGGGAGATAGAATACAATATACACCTATTAGAAAATATGATATATTCCCTCAGTCCTATTATTTAGACATAGGAACAAATGATGGAGATGAAATAGTTAAAATAATAGAAAACTATGATGAACTTCTTGTTTTTAAAAAGAAAACTTTATATGTTATAAATATAGAAAGTGGTTCAGATGCTTCTTGGTATGTATCTGGTATATTTAATGATAGAGGAGTTTCAAACCCTGGAGCTGTTTGTAAATGTGACGATGGTATATATTTTGCAAACAAATTTGGATTATTTAGCTATGGAGTTAGAAGAGCAGGAACTTCTGCTGCTGACATATCTCTTAGAGTTCCAAGAGTATCTGAAAATATAAAAGATAGTAATTGGGCTGAAGATATGGGAGACGATGCTTTAACTACTTTAGTAGGATATATTTCTAATAAAAATCAAATTATTGTTGTAGGACAATCAGATGTTACAAATTCTGTTGGATATTTATATGACGTAGGAACAGACTCTTTAGTATCTGTAAATACATCTAGTGTGTTATTTAACCAAAATTTAAGTAATTTTGTTATATATAATCAAGAATTAGTTTCTATGACTAAAAATAGTAGTGCAGCTTTAGCAAAAAGATATTTAGATACTGCAGTTGCTAATACAATAAATTTAAAAACAAAGCAGTTTGATTTTGAACAACCTTCTGTTGACAAAAGATTTTATTCTGTTTTTATAACATACTCTCAAGGAGGAAGTGTTGTTTTAAAAGGTGGATTAGATGGAGCTTCTATGACTGATATATTTACAGGGTCTGGAAATGAAAACTTATTAGACAGCAGTAGTTATGTTACAGAGGAATTTGTTATAGATTCAAGCAATAGAGCTGGAAAATCTCTTCAGTTAGAACTATCTGGAGCTTGTCACGCAGACTTTGAAGTTCACGATATAACTGTTATAGCAAGAGCGAAAGGACAAAGATAATGTCATTAACAAAAGGAAGAGCTCTATCTGGTACAAACAAACAAGTAGTAAGAAGAGGAGTTTCTAATTCTTCTATGAGAAACGGAGAAGAAGTTGTTCAGATGCACAGAGGAAGACTTAAGGTTATTAGAAAAGAATTTGGAAAATTATTTGAATTAGAATTTGTTCCTCTTAAGGGACAGTCAGAACAAAAAGAATTAAAAACATTTGCAAAACACTCTGATGTCAAGAAACCTTCAAGAGATGCTATTAAGATTTTTGAAGGAGGAGTTAGAGCTGGTACTGGTAAAAAGTTTTACGGTTCAGTTCCAACAGCTAGCGATAGTCATACTATTGGAGGAGAATTTGAAATTGCTCCAGATGGAGAAAGTTTAATACTTAAATAATATGAAATATATACTTGACATAGACGACAAAACTTTAGTATTTTATGGTGGTGAAGTACATACAAATCATACTTGTACTATTTTTGCTTTTAATAACAGGAGATACCGTGAGCGTAAATAATAATCAGATAAAAGATTTAATCAGAGATGTTTGCGTTCAGTTAGGAGAAAAATATGCGAAAGAAGAGGCTTTGGATATTGTCTACGCAACTGGACTTGTGGAAAGTAAGTACAAATACATTGAACAAATTGGACCGGGTCCTGCAAAAAGCTTCTGGCAAGTGGAGCCAGAAACAGCTGTGGATAACTGCAAAAACTTTATATCAGCTCGTCCTGAACTTATGCAAAGGGCTGCAGATATTCTTAACATTGACCCTTATCACTTTATTGACCCTCAGCTTGATAATTGGGACTGGATTCTTCGTACTAATATTGCCGCTGGTGTCTTGCATTGTAGGATTAAGTACTGGCGCATACCAGAACCTATTGAAAATAGCAAAGAAGGGTTAGCAAAATATTGGAAAAAACACTATAACACAGCAGAAGGTGCTGGAAGTGTTGAACATTTTTTACATTTAACAGAAGGAAAATTATAATGTCTCAAAATTTTTACACTATGATAAACAGATTACAAGACAAAGGTAGATTAGGATATGCTTTAGATAGGGATATGCTAGGTAGGGACGTAGAAGAAGAAAAGCAACAAATAGAAGAAGCTAGAAGCCAGTATGAACTTGACGTCGAAAGAGCTGATAGGCTTATGAAAGAGAAGGCAGACGCTAGAAGTGGATGGGGATTAGCTGGTACTGTATTTGCAGGCGGTGTTAGTCTGCTTAATCCGGCACTCTCTCCGTGGGCAACAGGCTTGATAGGTGGAGCTGCTTCTGCATTGGGAAGAAGCTCAGTAAAGCCCTATACAGAGCAAATTCAAAACAAGTTACCTGGAGGTAAATTTCATATGCAGGCAAGAACAGACCACGCAAGAGATATTGTGAGCACTAATGAATTTATTATGCAAGCAGCAGAAGGTCAAAATTTATTAAACCTAACTAATGCTCTTAACGATGCGATAAATGTAGGTAGATTTACAAATGCTTTCGGAGATGACTCTTTGTGGAGCTCAAGGAGTAGGACTAAAACTTTGGGAGACTCTTGGGATATGGATTTAGATAATCTTGATTTTGAAAGTGTGGTAGTATAATGGCTATGTATGATGACATATTAAAACAAATGCAAGGCAGTTTTATGCAAAGCAATCCAAAAATGTTTGGAAAGCCAGGTGGATTTTCAAATCAAAACTTTAATTTTAATGACCCAGATGTTATTAAACCAGGAGGAGGCCTTCCAGGTTCTCCAGGAGGAGACGGAAGTGTTGGTGGAAATGGAGACGATGGTTCTAATCCAAACAATAACCAGAATAATAATCTTTTAGGCGGAACTAACTACGGAGGGAATTTTACTTCTACGTTTGGTTCATTAGGAGACCTTATGGAAGGTCACGGTCAGTCAGACTTTTTATTTAGAGACCCTGGTTCAAAATTTGGATTTGGAGCTGGTAGTGGATATGAAGATTATTTTCAAACTTTTGATACTGCTGGATATTTAGCAAGTATGGACGCATTAAAAGCTATGGAAAAACAAAAATTTGCTAGTATTGGTCAACAGTATGAATATAGAACAGAAGGCTTGCAACAAGGATTACAGGAAGCATTACTTGAACTCTCTGGAAAAGAATCTACAACAGGACTTGTTAGTGGAAGAGGACAAGAGAGAAGACGTATGGCGAGAGAAATTGGAGGAACCAAATTAGATGAACTTGGAAGAGTTACTCAATCTCAATTTGGAGACGTTCAAAGAGAAATTGGACAAAATATAGGTGCATTAGAAGGAACATTAGTTGACTATCTAACAAGGCAGTCTAACATTGCTCTTTCACTAGAACAGGCAGATGCAAAGAAAATGGAAGCAGGAGGAGAAGCTGCGGCAACTTGGGCAAATCAACCTAGAGGTGGCTCTATGTCAGCTGACCAACTTTCTGCATATAATATATTTGGAGACTTGACAAATGGTCAAGCTGCTTGGTCAGAGTTTGTTTCAACTGCTCATACAAATTTAAATGAAAGCCAATTAAATGAATTAGCTCAATCAATTTACAACAGTTACCAAGCAACAGAAGAGGAGACAGTATAATGGCTAGACGTCCTATGTTCCCAAACACACCGCAAGAAAATGCTATAGATAAGCTTTTAAATCGAACTCTACCTCAACTATTGCAACAAAAAGAAGCTAAGAATGAAAGAGATGAACAAAGAGCAGAAAGCTTAAGAAGATATGAGGAGAGTAGAAAAGACAGGTTTGCTGACCAACAAGAAAGAAGAATGCTTCACGTTGACAATGAGATGAATGAAATTGAAGACCTTCTTGCTGATGGAAATTTAGTTGGTTATGAAGCTAGAGTTGAAAGACTTGGAAAATATACTCAAAAATATGGTATTACTGGTGTTGATTTTAATTCACACGACTACATAGAAAAAGGAATAAAATCTCAAGAAGCCCACACAAAGTTTGGAGATATTAGGAGAGATTTTTATCTAGCAAAGAACCCTGATGAAGTTATGGGTTATTTATCAGACCTTGAAAATCTCGCTGCAGATTCTCCATACATTTCAGAAAAAGAAATTGCTTGGGCTTTTGAGGATATTCAAAAAAATCCTGATAGAGAACAGTATAAAAATTTAAGTGGGGTTAAACTAAACCCTAAAGAATGGTCTCAAAATTCTCAAGTTAGAGCTTCTTATCATAGCCAAACAGCAGTTGGAGAAACTAGTGGTGGACTTTGGACTCAAGCTCATATAGCTAGTGAATTAAA